TTATATTTCAAAAAATCTCAAGTATGTTCCAGCTTCTCCTTCATAGTCGTTTTGCATCTTTTCCGCCTCTTCGTAGCTCGTCGCGGTTCCGATCAGCTCCAGTGTTTCTTTATCCACAACACCAATTTCCATCTTTGAAAAGCTCCAAACGTCTCCCCCATCTATCCACTCTCCATCTTCGTCGTACTCGTTTTCTTGAATCATGTACTCCGTGACAGAGAACAGGCCGCCGGACTCACTAATCTCGGTTTTATATTTTGCGAGTTCTTCCTCTGCTTTTTCCAGCGTTTCAAATTCGCCGAGTTTCTCCGGCTCCACGTCGTACATCGTGCAGCCTTCTTTGATTTCTTTTCTCTCTTTCCACGTAAACTCCGCGCTACATTTCTTTAATTCATATTTTTTCATTTTTGCTTCCCCCTATGCTATCCCGATCACTTCTGCATCTTCAATAATGATCTCATTTTCGTCGTTTCCGTATTCATAGCGATCTCCAGCTATAATTACTGTCTGGTACCCGTAGTCATATGCTCTTGAGTCTTTCAGCGCTTTTTCTAAAATTTTCTCTGCCTCTTCTACTTCTTCTTCGTCGAGATTTTCCAGATTCTCGATTCTCATTCCGCATGTTCCAGAAAGCTCAACAGGCTCATCATCTTCAAAAGTGCTTTCATCTTTTTCATAATTCCAATCGAAGCTGTTTCTGCAAATATCGCCTACTTTGTAGTTTTCGTCCTTTCTGCACCGGCGAATTGCTGCTATTGAAAAATAACTTTCGTTCATTTTCTTTAAAACTTCTTTTGCATCCATTTTGTTTACCTTCCTTATCTCTTGTTCCTTTGTTAATTACATTATACTCCATTGGAGTATAATGTGTCAATGCTTTTTTAATAAAAAGGACGCAAAAAATGCGTCCTTGATATTTTTTTATTAGTCACGTCTTTCATCTTTTTCCTTGTCTTGCTCCACGACTTTTTCCAGCAAATTCAGCACGTACAGTGGTGGTTTTCTTTCTCCGCTCTCCCAATGGCACAGGGTCCCTTTTGGGATCCCGTACCGCTTGCAGAACGCTCCCTGTGAGAGTCCGGAACGTTCTCTTATCTCTTTAATCGTCATAATATTCTTCCCCGTTTTTCTTCGCCATCCATTCTTTATTTTGGGCCATCTTGTTAAAGCTTTTTACTATTTTTTTCTCGAATCTCTTCTTTTCTTCCTCTGTCATTTCACGCTCGTTTTCAATTTCGCTTATAATTTCGTTTGTTATTCCTTTGTTTTCCCGAATCATTTGATAGGCCCATTGTGCTCCCTCGTAGTTCATGCACTGTAGCGTGTGGACAATTTTCTGTGTGATCACATAACCCGGGTTGATCGTCGGCATTCCGTCTAAATTCTCTTTTATTTTTTTTGATTGATCCGCCGACGAATAATTTCGCTGCGTCTCTCGAGTTTCGTATTGCTTTCGGATAAGTTGGCGGGATGAAATCAGGTTTTCCTGTTATACTGCATATTCCGTTTTGCTCCAGCTTTTTCAGATAGTAGTCACGCCATTGGAAGTCTTGCCCGTCTCCTGCTCGTAACGCGTACAGACAAAATCCTTCGTATTCGTCCGACATGGAGGCTCTTGTCAAGGTTTCCCTTGTCACCATTACAAAGCAAATCATCACCTTTTCTTCCGGAAGATTTACTTTTCCTAAAAAATCTTTGATACATTCTCGGAGAAGTCCTTTTTTAAGAAAACGATAGACTGATTTTGCCAGCTCGTCGTCCACCTCCTCGATGTACTCCTTAAGCTGTTTCATATAGCTTTCGTGTTTTTCTTTGCATTTTTGGTCATCGTACTCATTGCATAAATATTGCATGTTATCGTGAATCGGATGCGGTGCGCATCCGCTCGTTCTCGACTCCGATTCAATCGTGCACGGAATCGTAAAACGATCTTGCTCATTCAGCATTGCACCAACGAAGTTTCCGCTTTCGTCAATCAGTACTTTCACGTTTGGTTTGATTCGTGTGTGTGCGATTGGAATAATACTCTCCACGCCCATACTTTTATAAACCTTTAAAATCTCTTTCCAGTACATCTTTTTCTCACCTTCCTTACAGCTCAATTGAGAACTCGCTGTTCAGCAGTTCTTCAAAATCTGGGTCCCTTCCTACGTAAGCTCTAAGAAATTCTTCCGGATCACATGGAGCCATTTCGAAATGGAGGTCTTCTCTGATCTCGTCATTCATATAGGTTGCGATGTTTTCCATTTCTTCCTCGTTCAGTTTGTACTCTCTTCCGTATTTTGTCATTATTGTTTCCGCCTTTCTCTTTTTTGTTTTGTTTTCCTTTGTTGATTTTATTATACTCCATTGGAGTATAAATAATCAATAGTTTTTTGGATTTTTCCAATAAAAAAAGGACGCAAGTTTTGCGTCCTTTTTTTATTTCTACCTTATGGCAGTTATTCAATAATGTTTTTCAACTCACAGACGCATAATTGAAAATGTCTAATGTGTTTTAACATTTTTTGAGCAAAAGCATTGGGAAACCCAATGCTTTTTTTTATGCTACTTTTCCAAAAATGTTTTTTAACTCACAGACCTCGCGTCTGATGCAAGATTTTAATTATCTTGCAAATGTATTTTAACATTATTGTTCTGGTTTTTCAAGTGTTTTTGCTTTTTCACACAAAAAAAGACGCAGGGATAATCCCTGCGTCTCCTTATCATTTCTGTTCGTTGCATCATTTCTGCTGCGCTGAATCACCTAATTAAACAGTGCGTACCAGGTATCTGCTCCACAGTAGCCATCTACAGTAAGTCCTTTTGATTTCTGGTATGATTTGATGGCGGCCGTCAAACCGTCGCCGCAGAGCGCGTCCATGCTGCCGAAATAGAAGCCTTTTGCCGCAAGGATGAACTGAACCAGGAATGTGAATGTTCCCTGAGTTCCGCGGCTGACAGTGGCTTTCGAAGCAACTTTTTTGCATGATTCGAAAAAGTTCTTGTTGGTCGGATCCAGCTTCGTGCCGTATCTCCGGTTCATCAAGTTTTTCCAAACCGCCAGGGCAGCCCATCTGGACTTATCGCCGTAGTCTCCGTCCACGCGCAGTTTGGTTCCACAATACTTCAGGATCTTGTCCCCGTAGTTGCTGTTGAGCCATTTCTGACCATCGGAAACGTTGTTTCTGGCGGTATTGCTACCGGATCCGGTATTTGTATTCACCTCGGATGTTCCGCCGGAATATCTGCCATTTTCGACGTTGGTGGCTGTGTGGGCTCCATCGTTCAGCAGGACATCTCCCTCTAACAGGTAGTCCGGGCCATTCAGGTATTTGCTCTCAGTCAGAACCAGGAATCCCGCTGCCTTGAATGCTTTCCGCATATCTCCGGTGTAGGTGGCTTTCAGATTTTTAAGAGCGTCGATTCCCAGAAGATGCCCGACGGCCTTGACATTTGCAATGACTCCTGCGGAGCAGTCCGCCTCGCAGGCGATGGTTATCTGCGACGGATCGTAGTTGCTGACTCTGAGATGCTGCCAGTATGTATCACGCTGTCCCTGATCATAACCAATTAGGTCGTTTTTCGCCGCCTTGACACCAAGCTCTGCGATTTTTGCACGTACTGCAGAGTTCGGATGCCGCAGTACGCACTTCCAGGGACGGGAGTACCACGGGATCAGCGCCCATTCGGTTCCTGTCTGATCGCCTGCCTTACCGCCAGAATATCTTCCGTTCTCATCATGTCCACTATTTGAAATTAAGCTCATTTTTTTCTCCTTCTACCGGCGATTGCGCCGGCGCAAAAATAAAATTATACTGTTCTTTTACTCTGTTTCTTCGTCCTGGTTCTGGTTGATTTTTTTGTCTGCCACTTCTAAACCATTCACCAAAATCTTCGGCACCTTATAACCCATCTCGACAAAATTTTCCAAGATAGACCGGATTTCATTCACGAGCAGTGATGCAAGCACGAACCATCCGAGTAGCGTTGTAATTCCAAGGTCAATTCCAATTGTATCTCCGATCTCAATAAATGCCGTACTTGCTCCGAACGCTACCACAATCATAATCCAGTACCCAAGTTTCTTGAGTACCCCTTTCCAGCCCGCACTGGAGCTTTCCTTGTGGGCGATTCTGCTTTTCATCCAGCCCGTGAGCCAGTCCGCCACATTCAGTCCGAGGAAAAGTGCAAACAGGATCCAGTGCGGCCCCAGCAGATACGACAGCACCGCTACCACGCTGCCTACTACAGCATTATAAGAGTCAATAATTTTCATGTTTTTTCTCCTTCTCTTCTTGTTTTAGTGTCAAAAAATAGGACCTCCAAACGTGGTCCTGCTCTAATCTCAGTCATATTTTCTCCTTCAAAAAATGAGAGCGGATTTCCGCTCTCACACAATGCACCGTCTGTGGTCCCGTTTTAAGTTGGCTCTCGATACCTGAGCATAGACCATGGTGGTGTTAATATTCACATGCCCGAGGAACTGCTGTACCTCTTCGATTGGCATTCCTCGATCCAGCCCATCTGTTGCGGTCGTGTGTCTGATCAGATGCGGATACACTCTCCGGCCGATCTTAGACATCTCTCCCAACTGCCGCACCCTTTTCTCAATCGCAGGCTTTTTCAGCCGTCCGTGGGGAGCACGTTCCGAGACAAATAAGGCCGGGTTTTCATCGTTTCTTGTGGCGAGATAATTTTTCAGCGCAAGTTCAGCCCGTACGTTAAGGCAAGATGTACGGTGCTTATCCCCTTTTCCAAAAAGGTGTACATCTTTCTGCTCAAAATCCACGTCCGCAATGTTCAGCCGCTCCAGCTCCGTCACGCGGCATCCGGTACTGTACAGCATCTCGATCATGGCCTTGTCTCTGAGCGTCTCGCACGCATTTCTCACCCGTTCCAGTTCCATTCCGGATAGTGGTTTTCTCTGCGCTCGCTCGTACTTAATCGCCTTGATGTTTCGGCATGGGTTGCTTCCGATGTATCCTTCGTTTGCCGCCCACTCCAGAAATATGTGAATAATGACTCTGCGATTATCCAGCGTGGCATTACTGATTTTTCTTGTTGCCTGGGTCTGGTACAGATATACCCGAATATCATTCGTTGTGATTTCCGGCAGCTGCTTATTGACCTGGAAAAAGAAATCCCGGAGGACCATGTTGTACAGCTCCAGCGAGCGGATGCTGAGGCCCTCGATTTTTCGTGTCGCAAAATAAATCTCATAGCATTCCGGGAGATATCCCTCATATGGGACGATTTCCGTTTTTCTCGGCTCTATTTCGTAGTCCGACACAAAAATGGTCAATTTCTGATACACGATTTTGAGGGCATCATCCGGGATCTGGTTCACAAGCTTCGTCACGAATTCTTTCACAAACTGTTCGCGCATAAAAAAACCTCCTTGTGGGGTACCCAAAAGGAGGCGGATGTGTTATAATAATCACAGCCCCCTTGTGGGTGGAAGGAGCCGAACTTTTATGATTGGTAGTCAGGGAGTTCGGCTCCCATTTTTTGTTTTCTACCCTATCATTATAGCATATTTCACGCGCGATTTCTTCATTTTTTCGAATATATTTTCGATTTTCTCAGTAAATCTAATTTACTAAATTTCTAATCACTATCGTTACGTTACACTTCTTAATTATTTTTTGTTTTTATCTTTATAATTCCATCACTCAATGCAGTGGCACTTTCAAAAATAGCCAATGAAATAGTAAACCCTACAGCCAATTCAACTAATTTTTCTGATTTACTGTAATACTGAATCGTAGAATATACTGAAAGTATTAAATAGTATCCGCCTTTTAAAAGTAAACAAAATCCTTGAATTGCCTCTTCTTTTTTTCGTAATAGATACATAACAACAACACTCAATGGTATTGCGATATAAATTCCAGCAAACCATCCTAATAATTTTATTATGCCTATTACTACTATTATAATTACCGCTGCATAAACCATAGCAACATATTCTCTTTTTACGGATACTGTTTCATTCTCTCTCAGATATTTTGCATGGTATTTCTTCCATGTCAAATAAATAAGCAATGCAACTATACCTACTACTTCTTTATATATTTCTTTCATTTTAACACTCCTTTCGATGACATTATAAGTCAAAAGAAGCCTTGTTCCAATCATTTTTTATCTCATATAATTTTTTCTTTGTTTATTTTTTCCCCATATTTTATAGTTAGCGTAATTTATATGAATTTAATGCTGTTTGATTTGAATGAAGCAGTCACTATGGTATAAGGCTTGCAACTTTTCTGATTCCAAAAAAAGAGTTCATTTGAGATTAGGGCCTCAAACGAACTCTGGCGGAAATAGCAGAGACAAAAGATCATCTACTAAAACCATATCTTTCAAATATATTTTAGTATTTGTTTCTGCCAATTTCCATACTTTTTCGGATTCGTCTGAGAAAAATCTTTTGGAAAGGAGGCAGATTGCATGGTAAAATGTGACCAGACTGACATGGTTTTTACAGCATATATTACATTAAGAAATGGAAATCGTTTATATGCTAAGCAGGTTGGCAAAGGATGCCGGCGCTTAGTCTGTTATGCCTACATATCCCAATATATCACTGCTTCTTGCTACCACTCACTCGCGTCTGGTATAGTGGTCTCGAGGAGGTGGTTATCATGGCTCATCCACGCAAATCCGAAGAGGACAAGTACAAGAAAATGTCGATCAGCTTTGAACCGGAACAGCTTAAGCAGCTTATCTCATACTGCGAACGCGAGGAGCGTACCGCATCGTGGGTCATCCGCAAGGCTCTTTCCGAGTGGCTTGAGAAACATGATTCATGATCCTTTTCCAATGCTACCGATACCATCCTATGCATTTCAGATGGTATCGGTAGTTACCTTTCGTCCGCTTTAGTTGACTAGTAATCAGTCTCAATTTACAAATAATTGCTTATAACATTTTGGATCAATGTAGCCTGTCTTACCTTTCCTTCATGTGTTCTGTGCAGTCCATCATGTAATAGCAAACCTTTAGTGTAATCATTTAGAAGTAAGTTTCCATATATGTCTACGATTGGAACATTAAGCTTTTCGCACACGTTATTTATTGCTTGCGTTTGTTTTGCTGAATCATAAGGTTTTTGATGCTCAGCGTCTGCATATCCTGTCATTTTTTGTACGTTGCAAACAAATATTAATAAATTAGATTTATAATTTAGCAACGTTTTAATCGCATACCTTAACGCTCCTGCTGTTGTTTTTGTATTAAGTTCATTTTCAGAATCATCTAAATCAACTAATTTAATACAGTCGTTCGTTCCAAATTCAATAACGACTATGTCGGCAGTATCCAATCCTATTTCTTTCATTTCAGCAATTTGTTCGGTAAAATTTCCTTGTGCTGTTCCATGATCGTCTCCCGCATATTTTTCTTGATTCGTAAAATCCTTTTGTGTTAGTGCGTTTACCATCCCCACACAACTATAAGGGTCGTATGATGCTGTATCGGTCAACGCCATTGTCATACCACCTTGACACCAGTTATAGCATTTTGCTCCTGTATTGCTCTGAATTAAATATGGTACAGTGACACCATCCCATTGTTGATATGCATGTATGGAATCTCCGAGGAACACGATGTTTTTCCCTTTTAGTTTGCTTTCTGTTTTTGTTCCATCTTCCTGTAAAAAAATCTTTTTACCGTCTGCATCGTATAATTCCATAGTTACGCCTCCTCGTATGTAAATGTTCCTGTTCCGATGTTTGCGTGGAACTCTTTTGTTACTGTATCAAACATTCCTATCTTCCCATTTTTTGCCACTGGCAAAAATTCATGTAGCATTTCATTTGTTGTGTCATCATAAATTTTCAGCCAAAATACTGTAATTTCGCTTCGTTTATATGTGGTTGCATTGATCGGATTTGTTGATGTTGTTGTATTGACGTGAAATAAATACAACGGAATAATCGGTAATGTGTCTTGACTTCCAAAAGATGCACTTCCTGCTGTATATTGTGACTGCTTTTCTGTATAATCAGAGTTAAGATAAATTTCCTGTGAACCATTCTTAACAACTAAATACATTTTTTTATTTGACAATAAATTGTTTTCTGTCACATTCCAAGTTCCAACATCAACAGCACTTTTATTGATCGTACCCATTATTTTTGCATGCGTCGATACTGTTTTCATCACAAATTGATTATAAGCGCTTCCAACATTATACTGGTCTGCCCCGAAGAAATACTCATCAGCATCATCTCCATCCAGTTTCGCAGATAATTCATATCTGTGGTTTACGTCTGCTACAACTCCTGTATCAATCCAACTGTTTCCATCGCCTTTAATGTATTTCAATGATGTAAAATCTGATTCAATTGTCGTTACCGTAATGTTAACATTGCCTGTTACGCTTTCAATTGTTACTGTTTTTGTCGTTTTATCGTAATTGCTTGATGATATATCAACTCCACCCATCGTTACTACAACCGCAGATATTTTATATCCGAGTGATGCTGTAACCGTACATGTGTACTTGCTTTCTTTGGCAACATAATTGCTTTTGTTGCTTAATGTTGCATTTTCAACATCACTTGTAATCTTGTACATTCCATCGTGTACCAATCCATCCAGTTGTGACATCAAAGATGATATATCCTCTGTATATGTTCCTTTCGATAATATGTCATATATCACTATCAATGATTCGTTATTAGCGCCCGATGATTTCAAATTATTTACATCTTCCTTGAGTGAACTAACCTGCTCCGTCATCGCCGTGTAGTCGGCCGGCAGGCTTTTCTTGACTTCTTCTGCGTAGGCGCTGATCTCCTCTTTCATCCGCTCGATGATGTCCGTCTGTTTTTCGACTGGTACAGCGGAATCTACTTCCATTCCTTCCAATACTTTCAGTGTCGCCAACGTTGAAAAGAATTTCTGCCGCAGCTCCGAGCCCTGAATTTTGAAGAGGTAGACTACGAACGCGGTTTTGCCCATGTACTGCACAGCATCGGCGTCTACGAGCCACGAAAACGTGATGATGCTCCCGCTTGCCTGCATATCTGTGATGTTGTAGTAATTTTTATTTCCTTTGGCGTTTGAGTACAAAATTCTTCCGGAGAATGTGGACATATCGAAGTCGTGGTAGTACCGGTTCATGCCGAATTTGATCTTATTTACATTTTTATCTCCTTCAACTCCAGCCACTACGCCGTTTTTCGGGATAGAAATTACTCTCAGATGTTCATCAATCCAGAACTGCAGATCATCGTCCGTGACTGGTGTTGCGTACTCTTCCACATCTTCCAGCATCTCTTCCAGTAATTCGTCTGTTGTACTCATGTCATTCCTCCTGTTTCACCTCTACCCTGTTTGTTGACAGTTTCATTCCATCTTTTCCCAGTCCTACTACGTTCACGTACCATTTCTTTCCGTGCAGCACCTCGGTTCTCACGATGCAGCAGTTTCCAGTGATTTTTTCCGAAAAGCATTCTGCGATCTTCGAATCAATTCGGCGGAACTCTGCCACTTTTACTTTTCCGGCCCACTCCCGGTCAAAACAAAATTTCGCTGTCATATACTGCTCACTGCCCGCCACCAGGCCGGAAAAATCCCCTCTCCTTTCGATTTGCTGACCCATAACTGAAAATTCAAGTACTCTCATGATCTTTCCCTCCTAAGCTGTACGTTTCCAGATATAGACTGTGATGTACGGCGGCATGTTATTGATAGTTTTTGATCCATCAATAATATTGGAGACTTTATTTACTCTAATATTTCCAACCGATGTCTGTGCTTTCCATGATGCATTATTCATTTTTGCCTGGACCGTAGAGCCATACGGTCCTCCATCTTCTCCGAAAACCTGATACATCGATCCCTCATCGGCTCCGTTGGTCTCGTAGTGTTTGTGGTCGATGTTATTTGTCGTAACACCGGCCTGCAGTCCAGCTGTGTTCCATTTTTTCGTGGTGTCTTCTTCATCAACGCCAACCAGTGTCCTTCCTTTTGCGTATCTCTCCCACGTTCCGCCAAAAATTGTATTCGGATCTGCAGTTTTTTCTTCCGTGATCCACACGGATCCAACTGGATGATCCGCCAGAGTATCTCCGTGCATATAGATTTTGTACGCACCGCTGCTCGTATCATAGGATCCCATACGGATTTTTCCATCTGCCATAAATCCTACGTACTGCACCTTAACTCCTTTTTTTGTGATCAGTCCGAACGCATCCGTTCCTCCGGACCATCCGCCCAGATCCGGGTAAAATCCGTCCGAAAAACCTGCATAGCTTTTCAGTTTGGCTTTAAGCCACTCCTCCACAGTTCCTCCTGTTGTTTCCGTTTTCTGGATATTTTTCAAATCATCTACGGCAATTTTTTTCTCGTTTCCGTCTGCGTCGCAAATTGCTACATAATCTGTGCTTTCGACTTTGGCTTTCGTCGGCCATTCAAACATTGTCATGTCCATTTTTTCTGTCTCCTCTCTATGCCGGTATCCACTGCACCGGGTACACTGTTGCCGTTGGTTCCGGTGTTGGTGTCTCCTCTGTGCCGCCCTGCTTATATCTCAATACATGATCCCACGGCGGCGTATGGGAATAATAACTCCTTGTGCAGATCTCAGTTCCCGTCTGGTCCCCAGTCTGTCCTCCCACTGCTCCGCCGAATTCATTTTGAGATGCGTGCACAATCTTTCCATTGCCTATGTACGTAGCCACATGATAGCCCTCGCTCAGCAGTACATCACCGCGTCTCAGACCTGATCCGGAATAGACGTCTACATTCCCGATCACATCCGAAAAGCCGCAGCGCAGGAATACCGCCCGCATATCTCCGGTGTAGCTTGCTCCATACGTTTTCACCGGCACACCAGCCTCCTGCCACCCTGTGATACAAAATGACGAGCAGTCGTAATCTGGTCCCCACCGATAACCCTGATCATACCCGTGCGAGTTATCTGCAGCAATTTTCAGCATCCACGCAATCGCCTTTTCGATTTTTTCTGCTGAGTCGTCGTTTAACGCCAGATGCGTTTTCCAATAATTCGCATACTCTTTTCTTTTTGGCTGTACTGCTCCGGCGTGCTGCTCATAATTGAGTTCAAATAATTCTACCAGCGTTTCCAGGCTTGCTCCGGAACTCCAGAATTCTGCGAATGACATTGATGTGGTTCTTTTCTGCCACTGGATCCCTGCGTTTTTCTCGTAGAGGATCCGCTGCAGCTGCCCATTGATGTTCTTGCTTTCATATCCTTTGGCCGCGGCCCAGCTCGTATATTTTGTGGACGGGGTCCACTGCACCAGTCCAAATCCCAGGTCTGTTCTGCTGCTGTCGAGGTTCTGCCATATTCCCGGATTGCACGTTGATTCTGCATACATATTACCCAGCACGGCAAGCGCCGCGTTCTGCGACGCTCCATTTCGGACCATGAAATTGTAGATGTACTGCGCATTATCTGTGGCATTTTCCATACTCAGATAAGCATTTGAGCTAATTAGTGCCATTTTTTAACTCCTCCCACGTTCCATCTGATTTCTTGATCCTTCCTCCTGTGATTCTTCCGTTTCGGACAACCAGATAACTCTCGTCCGAGTACACAAGTTTTCCGCTCAATCCCGCTGATCCGGAATACCCCTCATAGATAGCCCCTGCTCGGAACCTGATATAATCATCTTGCGGATTTACTTCGATGAAGGTATTTCCTTTTCCGATCATTCCCGACCATGTGCTTTTTCCGGTCACGATATCCACATTTTGGAGTGGTGATATCTGGATAACTGACTTTCCGCTGGATTCTTTCACCAGGATTCTTCCATTTTCCAAAGCAACCGAGCATGGTTTCCCTGCTTCTCTTCCAAAAATTTCCAACAGCGATGCAAAAATTTTTCCGCTGTTCAAGTCCAGTTTAAATCCTTGTTCTCCATCTTTGTAATTTTGTGATAGTAGCACGCCTGCAATGAGATAATCTGCCAGAAATCCCTGACCCGTTCCAAACGTTTTCCAGTCCCAATCTCTGCCGTCCGGCGTTCTTTCGGATGCGATCAAAAATCCCGTTGTGCCGAGTGCCATCGCTCCGTACAGGTCGCTGTTCTTGTCCAATTCTTCGAAAAGGATTGCTTTTGCCGCCTGTTTTTCCGCATTCTCTGCAGTTGCTTTCAGTCTTGTTTTCATCAGGTTAATCATTCCGGTTACCTGATCGCCTTTTACGGTTCCGTCTTTGTTCAGCGCCAGCTCTGCCATTTTCATTGCCGCACTGATCCGATCCAGATAATCGTTCTCCGCGGATCCGAGCGTGACGGTTTTATTTCTTTTCATGATACAGTCCCACACCACGCTCACAGCACGTTCCCTTGTTGATATCTGCAGATCTTTGTTCTCCACTTTCGCGTAATCTCCGAGGCCGATTTTCACAAGTTTCTCCACATCTGCGTACTCAATTGTGTTCTCGATGTTGATAAGATCCACTTCATATGTGATTTCCGGTAGGTCGCACCCTGCCTCAAAGTCCGCTTTTGCCTTTTCCCTCAATTTTTTGTGCAGCTCTTCTAGCGTTGCGCATCCCGTTTCGTTGTTTCCGCAGTCTGCCTGCATCTTCACGTCTTCGTACTGCACAACTTTCGTGTAGGCGATTGGATATTTTCCAATATTCGCGCTGTCTACGTAGTAGCTATCATCTGGCAGTGTGTGGCCATTATAGCTTTCCGGAATAATTCTTGTAACCACGTTATCCATGTTTACCTTCGCTTTGACGGATGCCATATTGAATCCGAGCCGCACTTCTGTTCCATAGTCTCCTCCGGCTCTTTTTCTCATTTGACACATATAATTTTGAAAAATTGGTTCTCCACCCCACCGGTTGATGAAACTGTTTTCATCATCCGAAAGCAGTGCCTCGATCAAGTTTTTGCGGACATAATACGCCGTGTTGATATCCGTAATATCCGAAGTAACATGATATTTTCCAACGCTTAGTTTTTCTGCCGCCTCCGTACCTGTGCACTGTGTCGCTCGCACATCCTTTAGATGTGTTTCTCTTGATGCGTCAAAAAAAATGGGCCGTGCCTTTGCGGTAAGTCCACCCATCTCCTTTTCCGCGTCATACACTCGGAATTGTTCTTCTTCTCCGTATGGAGTTGGCGCCGTGATAACGGATCCGGCTTTCAGGCACTCAATATATAGTGAGTCCGCTGCGCACTCAATATCCATAGTCCATTCACCGCTAAGTTGCATAGTCAGCTCGCATTTCGTTGGGTGTAATACGCAGTCGCCGTTATTTTCATAGTTTTTGTTTTCTGGCTTGTAAACTTGTATCATCTTGTCCTCCAACGCGGCGCGATTGAAATCTCAAACGCAGAATCAAATAAGATCACATTCTCGCCCGGGTTCAGATAGAAATCTTCATAATTTCCTTTGATCGCATTGCTCGCATTTCGTCCCTGTCCATTCACCGTGATTTCTTTTTCTGTGTCGATGATCAGCGTTCCATTGACCTGTGCAAGCAGCTCATTTCCGTTGATTCGTCCCCAACACTCTCCGTGGCCCTCAATTTTGATTTTGGGGCACGAGGTGTCGTACTCATTTGTCAGTGTAAAAAATCTTCTTTTTGTGGCTACTTTCTGGCCGCTTTCCGTCAGCACGTATCCTCCGCCTCCTACTTTGTGCCCCCAGTACACCGGCATTGGATATGGTTTTTCGTATTCATCGCTTCCGCGTACGTACAGATACGGGGAACAATAAAATGTAATCGTAAATTTTCCCACTCGCAGGCCTTCCCTGCTGTTTTCGCTTAAAACTGCATAATAGGCGCGGTACACAAACACTGGATCGTCATTCAGGATCAGTTCTGCATTTTTCTCCTGCGCCCATCGTTTGATTTCCCGCCATTTTTCATGCCATTTCGACTCCGGGCCGATATAGTTCATCTCGATCGAGATTGTCATCTCCTTGTAACGGCCATTGTCGATATGATAAGCCCCATCTACTCCCGGCACTTCCAGAGTTTCGATGTCCCGTTCTGCTGCAGGGATATTCGGCCTGTTGACCGCAAAAATGCAGAGATCGGCAGAACTGACCCCTGCAAAAATAACTTCGTAATCGTCAATCATGCAAAGCCTCCTTTCCAGACAGGCTTACTTATCTGCTGTCTGTTCAGCTCTTTGATGGTTAATTTCACGACTTTCTGGTAGATTCTTTCGTCTCCAAGATTAATCACGTTTTCCATCGTCAATCCGAGGTCTCCCAGGACCTCAGCAAGTGCTTTTATCAGGTCTGCATTGTTGGCCCGCACTTCTTCATGGACGTATTTTCTCAGTGTTTCAATTGGCGTTACAGCTTCCGGTCCTGCCTCGCCTGCTACGTCGATCGTGTTTCCAGACCGATTAATAACGGTCGGTCTGTTCAGGATCGCGCCTTTCGCGTGCCAGTTTACGCTTAACCTCGGGATGCTTCCTTTTACCAGATCGCCGATCGACCATCCCGGCGGTGATATCTGAAAATGTGGTATTTTTATTTTTGGTGTCGGCCATTCGCCGGCAAAAAATCGTTTTACTGCATCTAGTGCATTTTTTACCACGTTTTTGATTTCTTCAAATTTGTTCCAGAATTTGTTTTTGACTCCTGTGAGCTTGCCGCCTGTCAGCTTGTCGATCACATCAAATCCCGTGGACCATATTTCCTTCCATGTCTGCCAGCTCGCGGCCAAGATTCCGGTGATTCCGCCTCCGTATTTTTCGTAGGCATCCTGGATCCGGCCGAGCTTCTCTTCGCCCAGCTCCACGCAGAAATCATAACCGGCGGTCAGTACCGTTTTTAAAATATCAATCCCTTCGAGTACCCCTTCCCGGAATTCGTCGCAGGTTGTCCAGAGTGTAAAAACAGCAATCACAATTGCCGTTATAATTGCGAGGACCGGATTCGCCGCGATGATGCCAAATAGACCCGATAAGCCTTTTGCTATGACCGGAATACCTCCGATTATTTTTGCCCCGCTACTCACCACTGTTCCAAGCACAATAAGCAACGGACCAATAGCAGCCACGATCAGGCCAATCTGTATAATCATCTGTTTTTCCGATTCCGACAACCCGTTAAACCATTCTGTAAATTGCGAAATCTTTTCCGCAATATTTTCGATAATCGGTGTGAGTTCCTCCATCAGTGTTGTTCCAAGGTCTATAGCATCGTTTTTCAGCTCATTCGTCGCCTTTTTAATCTTTGTGGAGTTTGTGTCCAGTTTTTCAAATGCCGTATTTGTCGCGCCTGCACTATTCTGCATCTGTTCCAAAACGCCATTAAAATTCTCAGCGCTGTCTCCCAGCAGGATCATACCTGCTTTTCCGGCCTCCGAACTGCTCCACATATCGCCAAACGATTTGTTGTTTTCCGTCGCCGCATCGCTGATTATTTTCAGGACATCAGACAATGACATTCCGCTGTCCATCAATTCCTTAAATGTCTTTCCCGTCTTTTCTTTCAGGGTTTCCGATACGTTCGTTCCTGATTTTCCAAGCTCATTCAGCATACCGTTCATGTACGTTGTGCTTTCCGCTGTTGCAACACCATTTGCGGTCATGATAGCGTATCCTGCGCACAGCTCGTCCAGGCTTACTCCGTAGGCGTTTGCTGTCGGGATTACTTTTCCCATTGATGAGGCAAGATCCGCAACTGTTGTTTTGCCCAAATTCTGTGTCTGAATCAGCATATCAGAAACATTCGTTACTTCAGATGCTTTCAATCCATACGCATTCATGATGGTTGTAAGCACATCCAGCGCCGCTCCGGCATCCGCGAAACCTGCTTTTGCCAGTTTTGTTGAGTTCGAAACGAAATTGACTGCATCGCCCGTTTTTTGTCCTGCCGAGATAGAATCATAGATATTCTGTGCAATCTCTTCTGATGAGATTCCTGTCTGATTGGACAGATTCAGAATCGCCTTCTGCATTTCGTCCATCGGGACTTCTGTGGCATCCGCAATTGTCGAAACTTTTGCCATTGAATCCTCAAAATCCATAGCCATTTTTGCAGATGCCGCTCCGGCCGCAAGAATCGGCGCTGTCACCGTTTTTGTCATTCCGCTTCCCGCGTTCTTGACTTTTTCTCCTGCTTTCTGGACTTTTTCGGTGTATTCTTCAATGGATGCTTTCCCGAATTTCAGCTGTTCATTGACTTCTTTCAGCCGGCTCTTGTACTCATTCAGCGATACCTCCGCCTCATTGAGTGCGGCTTTCTTTTCTTCGATCGCCTTTTTGTTGTCGCCCTCGGCATTTTCCAACAGTTTCAGTTCTTCTTTTACGAGACCGACTTTTTTCTGGTACGTCTCGCCCTGCTCCGTCAGATACTTCTGCTCATCTTTTAATTTTTTCGCAGATGAGGTGTTTTTGTCCCACTGGCTCTTCATCAGCTTGAATGAGGATTCATTCTTTTTTGCGGACGCATCCAGCGTGCTGATGGAGTCATCCAGTTTTTTCATGTTCTCTTCCAAAACCGCGGAGCCGCTCTTGATTTCCTGGTTTACTTCTTTCAGGCCTTTCTGGTACTGGGCAAGTGTTGTCTCTGCCTGGGAAAGCTGTTTTTTCTTCTGGGAGATCGCTTTCTCGTTTTTGTTCTCTGCTCCCTCCAGTTCAGAAAGCTCTCTTCTCAGGACCTCCACTTTTTCGTTGTATGTTTCTGTCTGTTTCTGCAGGTATTTCTGTCTGTCGGTCAGTTTCTCCATGGCCGTTGTGCTGTCATCCCAGGCGATTTTCGCACGTTTAAACTCTTCCCGGTTACCCTGTACGGCTTCCGAAATCTGTTTCAGGCTTTTCTGAAAATCTACCGTACCGTCCGTTTTGAACGATAAACCGACCCGCTTCATATCATCCGCCATACAGCTCACCTACTTTCTTTCTCTCCCAAAATTTTTCATACATTTCGTTAAAAAAGATGGGGTCGCAATTAAAAAATTCTTCCTCTCTCATCCCCATCTCCGCGGCGCAGATCCGGTATTCCGCCCAGTCTACGTCAAGCCCTTCGCCATCTGCTGGCGTGCTCGTTTTTTTTTAGCATACTCGTCACATCTGGCCGAAAATCCCTCCAGCAGCACGCGGATCTGTTCATCGTCCATCGGCACCAGCTGCAGTGCCTCGTCAAACGTCACCGTTTTTCCGTTGCTTCGCAGGATTGCGTACACGGACGCGGCCGCAAGATCCATTTTTTCCGGATCTGTCAGTTTTTCCTGCTTCTTTTTGGCCAGCTTGTAAAATTTCGGCATTTTCTGCAGATAATAGAGTGTGCCAAAATTAACATTGACGGGCAGCCGGGTGCCGTCCGTCAAATCTACAATATAATCTTTCATGTTTCTCCTTATCCGGCTACTGCCGTTGTCAGATCGTCATCCTTGAGGATTGGTTTCGAGAAGAACTTTTCTTCTGTCAGCCCCTCCGGGAATGCTTTCATGCTGGAATCCAGCGATACTTTAATGTTTTCTTTTGCGTCGAATGGGTACGCAACGATCGTTACTGTATCTGTCTGCACGGAAAACGTTTCCTCACCTGTTGCCGCATCATCTGTGTTTGCTGTGAGCTTACATTTCGGATACCAATCATATCTCTCTGAGCCGTCCTTGTTTTTGACCACTTTTCCATACGCAAAAAACGGACGAATGCTCTTTCCTCCGGACAGAATGAGGCCGTTTTTCGTCACCTCATCCCCTCTCGCTTTTGCAAGCGTATCTGCCGGGAACGCCACTACCTCGACTTCGATGTTCGTTGATGGCTGGCGGGTGTCTGTATCGTAGATTTTCCCGGAAGCATATACATCCGTTGTCCCTGTGTTCTCTGTTACTTTTACGCTTTTTACAACTTCGGTTTTCTCCACGCTTTCCTCAAACGTTTCTGTCCACTGTCCATTTTCGTCCGGCGTATTGAAACACACATACTGTGCTCCCACTGTTTCTTTCAGCGGTGGTTTTCTCGTTTTGATTGACATATTTTTTTCCTTTCTACCTGAACAATCTCTGCAGTATCAGGTTATAATATTTATTTGAATCTTTTTTGAACAATCCGCGCAGATGCGGCTGTGCATTCATTTTTCGTGTTCCAGCTTCTACCATTGGACCGTAATATTTTCCCCATCCCACTTCAATTTCTCCGTTTTTTCCTTTTCTGGCCGAAACGGTGTCCAGCAGATGGGTATATCCAGATTTCTGAATCTGTGATCTCGGTTTTGGCAATGCCCGCACATCTCTGGCCAGCTGCTCCGCGCCCTCCATCAACGCCGCTTCAATTCTGCTCTGCTCGAATTTTTCCTGATATTCCCGAATGATCTTCTGAAATTCGTTCATGCCGGCGGAATAGAAATCATCTTCGTTCATACTGCTACCTCGACGGAAAAATAAGAATGAAAGACCTTATCTTCCTGCACGTACTCGTGATAGATGGTCGGATGGAGCCCGACTTCTCTGAGTTTTTCTCTCAGTTCCATCAGTTTTTCATTCCGCGGCGTACGAGAATAGAAGCTAATCTGGTATGTTTCCACATTTTCGTACTCTTCTCCAGATGCCAGAATATCCTCCCAGATATAGTCCCAATAGACCACACGCGGGTATTTGTTTGTATTTTCCTGGCTTGCGATTCCCTCATTGACCGGGATCTGGAGCGAGTGGAGTAAATCGCTTAATTCCTGTTTTTTCATGCAATCACCTCAATCGTTCGATCTGGTCGCACCAGTGTGAGCTCCGTTTCCGGGAATCCGTCTTTGTTGATGATGTGTGCGGCGTTATAGACTCTGTGCTGTGTTCCCTCAATGATACACACACAGTCACTGTCAATTTTCTTGTACTGCGGAATCCGAATTTTCATCGTGATTTCCCGGCCGCTCTGGCTCAGTGCGTATCGGGTATGGTCATACACAGAAATCTCGTTGTACCAGATCGTCATATGCTGATTTTCCAAAATATCTTCTGGAAAATCTTTGGTTTCGTCTGTTTTGATTCTATAGAGTTCAAAGCAGCCGCTTGTGTACACCGGCAGGCTCATGACGGTACCTCGCTTTCCAGCTGCCATGATAAGATAATTGCAGCATAGTTCTGCTCCCATTCGTACGTTTTATGATTGTATGCATAGTACACATAATTTTTCAGCAGACTCCGAAACGTATCATCCGTTTCCAGGTTTCTTCCCGGATTGAGCGTATCAAGACGGTGTTTTCCTTCTTTCAAATACCGAAGCAGCGACTCATCCGGGAAATACGGCGGAATCTGAAATTCCTGCCGCACTTCCTCGATCATTTCTTCCAACATTCCGCCTTACCTCCTTATTCCGCTGTTGGCTCTGCTGTTGGCTCTGCTGACTTCTCTGCCGCCTGCGTGTTTGTCTGCGGAACGGTTACCTGCTGGACCGGCAGCACGTACTCTTCCAGTTTTGTGATATCGAAAACTACTGCGCATTCATCATCCACCGCGCGTCCGTTCGCATAACATTTTCCGATGATGACGTCTGCATCATCCATTGCTTTCGTCTGATCAAACGTGTTCACATCCATGACCGATGCACCCATTGTGTACACGCCCGCCATTGTGAAGATTCCCTTTCCCTTTGGTACATTCGCATCCACAATTTTTTCCAACGGCATAAATGATGTGTTTTTATATCCTCCTGTGAAACTTTCTCCGTACAGGGCCGGATCCACATACTCGGCTTCATCAAGCGGATTGCAAAGCAGATACAGTGTTCCGATTGTTCTTTTTCCTTCCTTGCACAGGGTTTTTCTTACTCCTGCAAGACCCTTCGGGCTAAATTTCGTCACAGTATTCAAAACCGTTTTTGCTGCTGCAGTTCCGTCCGACTTGAAGCTTTCGATTTTATTCATAATTCCGACTGGTCCTGTTTTTCCGTTTCCTGTCAGGTAACCACTAACCAGTCCGTCCTGCATTGCTTCCGCAAGAATCGCTGTAAAATATTTGTCCACGAATGGAAGTGCAAGATCCTGAATTGCTTTCGGGATCACCAGGAATACGGTCATTTTTTTCACATCCAGCGGCAGCATCTCAAATCCTGCGCTCAGTTCTCCCTTGATTGCGTCAGTCAAATCTCCCCACACAGCCGTTCCGGAATGGCTGCCGATCAGCCATTTTTTCACATTGGCCGGCGCGAAATTTACCAGGCTCAGAATTTTACTTGCTTTTTTCACATCATCCAGTGTTCTGTCGATGATTTCATCCGGAATGATGTCGATCTGCTTCGCAGTGATCGCCTGTTTTACATCTTTCAGTCCTTCATAGAACTGTTTTTCCTTGTCCGACAGGCTGTGAAGATTCAGACGTTTTCTGTACTCTTCATCATGTGCCGCGCGGGCGTTCTGCTCCACGAGCTGATTGATGAGTCCTTTGTTTTTCTCCTCTACGATCATAGCGGCAGCCTGGTAGATCGCCTCTACCTTATCGTCTGCCTCTTCCATCATCTTCATTACTTTCTGTTTCAGCTCTTCATCTGTGATTTTGTCGATGTCCATTCTTTTTCTCCTTTCCGAAAGAAAGCGTCAAATCCGCTTTTCTGTTTTTGCGCCGGCGCAACCGCCCGCATGAACTTTTTAACCTCCGCATCCAGGAACGTGCGGTTGTTCAGCTGTTTGATCAGCTGTGCATTTTCCGTAATAAGCTGTTCCGTCTGTGATTCTTCCTTCTGTTCCACACCGATTTTATCAATCAGTCCGCACTCCAAGGCTTTCTGCGGTGTGAGCACGGTTTCTGCATCCATCATGGCTCTCAGTTCCGCCTCATCAATGGTTGCGCGGCGCATCATCAGCTGTACACAGGATTCCATACACACGTCCAGCTTGTCCGCCTCTTCCCGGAGCTGTTTTGCATTTCCTGTGACGCTGGCCCACATGTTGTGGATAATCGCGCTTGTGCCGTACCCCATGATTCGCTCATCACACCCCTGCAGAATTGTAAACGCGATTGAATGGCATACGCCGTCCACGATTCCCACTTTGTGTGCCTTGCTCTCCTGCAGCAGGTTGTAGATGGCCGTTCCTTCCGAAACCGATCCGCCGTAGGAATTAATATGCAGTTCAATTTCTTCCCCATCCGGCACCGCTTCCAGGAGCTTCTGGAAATGTGCCGCGGATGTCTCCGACTCGTCATAGTCCCAGGTTTCCCAGTTCCACTCTCCATATTTCGAGATATCGTCATACAGAAAGATCTTGTGCACGTTGCCATCCACCTGCTGGCAGTAATGCATCTCTTTTCTTTTCATGGCTTTCTCCTTCCCTTGTTATTTGCTGTTTCACCCATCAGCTGGGAGATTTACTCTGTGTTTCCCGTGACCGCGCTTTCGTCCGCGGTATAGTTCTTTGTCACCATACGGCTTCGGCTGAATTCTGTATTCAGTGCTTCCCAGCCGATGGATTCCCGCAGCTCATCCAGGTTGAAGCCGATGCTCCGCAGGGTACTCATGCCGGTTGCGCACTCGATCAGGTCGCGGTGCTTGAATCTTGACAGATCCACCCAAATTTTCTCGTCTTTTTCATAACTTTCTTTTCCGACAAGTTTTGCGTTGAATGAATCGTTCAGAATTTCGGCAATCGGTGAAACTGCGTAGGTGATGAACTCGTTTGTGCTGTCCGCTTTTTCTGTGATTTCTCCCAGGAATACCGCCATTGGGATGTTAAATGCCATTGCGGTGTCCTTAAAAATTTCTTTCGCAAACTTTACAACGTCCTCACTTGCCCCTCCGGCCTTAATTTCAATCTGGTTGATATCAATTCCGGCGCTCGTGATGATAGTTGACGGTTCATCACTCAGCAACGTCTCCTGCAGCTTCTCTTTGTATTGATCTTTTGTCAGCGTTTTCACGTTTCCATTCTCATCTTTTGTCGCAATGATGGAATTTGTCGTGTCAAAATGGAGCTTGAATTTCGGCGTATTAACATACGTCTGCATCGTGCAGACCGCGTTCGCCAGCTTATTGTACTTTTTCGCAATATTCCCAAGGTGTGCACTGAGCCGGTCATTTCGCAGCCGCAAGTGCAGCACCTGATCCGCCGTCAGGTACATGTCCAACGTCATCGTTCTTCCGTTACAGCTGATCGTGATATCGCTGTAGATCTGCGGTAAGATTACGCTGTCATTCAACGTCCAGGAATCCGCTAAAAAGTATTGCTCGCCCACTCTGCAGATTAACGCTTCTTTTTTCGTCAGCAGTTCGTGGATCGCCGCACGCCAGAAATCTGTTCCGGTTTCATTTGCATTCGGCCGCACGTTCAGCCGCCAATAGACGTCATCTTTTGCCCGTCTGGTTCCTTTTTTGTCTTTCCTCTGGACTACAATTTCCGATTTTGCAATCGCATCCGCAATCATGCCAATCGCTTTTTCTTTTGCAAATTCATACAGCTGCAACTGCTGCGTGGTCGATGTTATGATTTCGAGCAGAGACTCTTCTTTTTCTGCTCTTTTGAAAAACCAATCAAACATAGATAACCTGCTCCTTTATTTCATCCTTCGAAAACATCGCCGCTACGAAAGCCATAAATCCATCGTTTTTCCTCAACTTCGGTTCTATTTTTCCGTACATCTTGTTTCCGTACTTGTCCGTGCTCACTTTCGTGTTATTTGTGTACCATCGCATGATGGATGACGGACCATAATTTATTTTTCCTTCTGCAAACAGCCTTTCAATCTCCGGAGCAATGATGGCACACGCCGATCCGATTCTTCGCACCAGTCTTACCAGTCCCGCCGGATTCTGTTTGCTTTCGATCGTTATTCCAGCTTCTTCGAATTTTGCTTTAAACATCTGGTAGCGGTAGGTGTCCATTGTGATCTTCTGCACAACATATTCGTTCATCCTCTCAACGCACCACCGAATGATGGCATCAATTGGAATTGTCGGGCCATCCACCACCTCGAAGTCCTCAAATTCCGGCTGTCCGAAATTGTTCAGCGGGAATTTGATTTTTTCCAGAAATGGTGAATCTTTGCAGATCCATGTGTGCTGCCGCCATATGAACTCCTCACCGTCCTGTGTCAGCACTCCGGCCGATGCGAAGTCTCGAATGTCGGCGTAGTCTAGTGCCAGAATTGCAAGCTTTCCTTTCGTGTTCACGGTTGTTCTCGGTGTTTTCTGCTCGATATCATCATAGCAGCACCGCAGAATGTTGTTCCACGATGTTACGGTTTCTTCTTCGTTCCGTGCCGGCAAATTAAAACGTTTCGTCATCAGCTCCGGAAGTTTGCTCGGAAGCTTCTGTGCTTCCAGATAATCTTTCATGATCTGCGTTGCCAAAATCGGCATATATTCCAACGACGGGTTTGCTTTATGCCAGGCTTCCGGAAGATCCTTTTCTCCTTTCTCATCCAACTTGCAGACGAAAGGAAAATATCCGAGCGGATTTTCTCCCGTCCTCAGAATTTCTTCTATCATCGTGAGAATTTCATCTAATGGGCCGTCTCTTACGTATCCATTTGTCGTTATAATAAATTCCCGCGGATGCTTTACTTTTCCAAGTGCACTCTCAAACACGTTGATCTGCTCGTAATTTTCGTAGGCGTGTATCTCATTCAAAATCAGGCATCCAGGCCGTTTTCCATCTTTTGTCTCTGCCCTGCTCGTGTTGTATTTCAACTCCGATCCGGTCTTGAGATTCGTGATCAGCTCTTTTGTGACGCTGAATTTTCCCTTGAACTTCTTTTTTTTGCATACGTTGTAAGCAACCTTGAAAGTTTCATTCGCCTGATCTTCTGCATTTGCCACGATTTCTATGTGATAATTTTCAACGCCGTACAATGGCGTCTGAAAGAAATTCGCTAGCGGTACGATAAATCCATCCTTTCCGTTTCCTCTTCCCATCATCACAATGAATTTTTGAAATAGCGGCATATCGTTCACGTACATAAACACGAACGCATAGATGAATTTCTGATACGGAAAAAGCGGGTAATAATTATTCTCGCAATACTGCAGACATTTTCTGTAGGTTTCTTCGTCAAAAAAAACATCGTCTCGCCTTAACGTCGGGAGTACGATGTTCTTGATCAGCAGCTGTCTTTCTTTGTTGATCCATTCCGGATGGGCTTTCGCGTAGGCAAGATAGTCGTCAATTTCTTTACAGGTAACCATCTGCCTCGGACTCATTCGAGATCTGGTCTCTCAGACCAAGATCACTCAAAATTTTTAACATAATCGCCGTGGTTTTCTGCAGATTTTGCACAGATTCATTTGTTTTTTCCACCATAATTCCGTTCCCATTCATGGCTTCATAACGGATTCCACGCTTTTTGATATCCTGGATCAGATCCTTTTTCAACTTCCAGTAATGCATATAATCTTCTACCAGATCTCCGTAAAAATCCGCTGTTTTTCCCTGTAATCTCAACTGCTCCAGCAGCGACTCCTTAACATCTTTCTGTGACATCTGCTCACCACCCTTCTGTTTTTTTCCACTTCACCCGAACCGGTTACCCCCACCCCTTTCACGCGAGAATCTGAAAAATCTGAACAGTCATGCCCCTTCCTACCCGTTCTTCCCTAGCCAAAAATCGCTGAGAATTACCCCGGGGGGATGGTCACCACTGCTCCGGCGCGATCACCCGGCGCTTCGGAACGAACTTCCGCTCGACATGTCGGCCGTGTCTCACATTATGGCACTGAGTACACAGGCTTACCAGGTTCTCTTCATCCAACGCAAGCTCCGGATGTTCTTTCAGCTCCATGATATGATGGACCTGTGTTGCCCTCCGGATCTTTGCTTCTGTCGCCGGCAGCCTTATGTCTTTATCTTTTGCTTCCTGCAGTCTCTTTCTGCAGTCCTGGCATTCATATTGATCCCGTCTCAGGATTGCCAGGCGCTTGTGTTTCCACTCTTCGGAATTGTAAAATTCCTTTGCTTCTTTGTCTGTCATATTTCCCCCCATAAGAAAATCCCCACATTTCTGCAGGGATTTTCTGTGACAAGGTGTGATCGATTTTTGAGCCGGAAGAGAAGCGGTTTTCCTTTTCCCGTTTCTCTTCTTTTACACTATATCACATACGCCGTGTATCATTCTATTTCATTTTGAAATCAGTCAATGCTCTTCCATGGATTCTATGTACCTGCGCCCATCCGTACCCCATCCGCTCGGCAATCTGCTCCCACCGGAGCCAATGGATGTATCGCAATCTCAGCACCGTTTTTTCTGTCTCATCCTGCATCTGTTCGATTTTCTGTGTGATCTCTCTCCGGATCCGGATTCTCTTCTCCATCTGTTCTTTCAGATCCGCCCACAATCCATCCAACTGCGCCGCATACTCCGCCAGGTCCCCGCAGCTGCTCCCGTGCGGCATCCCGTCCTGAATCAGCATCGGGAACATCTTATCCATTCTCAGCTCATCAATCTCCTGCTGGATCGCCTTTTCCGCAATCACTGCGCCGTGATACCTTTTCAGATATTCTTTTTTCTTTTCAATCTCATCTTTCTTTTCATCTCTGTTCTGCTCCATCGATCTCACCTCCTCGTTTTATTTAATGTCCGCTCCGTAACATGCAAAATAATAATTCCGTCATAGATCGCTTTCTCGGACCTACTCGACACGGCATTACAATCGCCAGCTTCCACCGTTTCATGTTTGATTTTATCGGTGTTGGCTTTTCGAATTCATCGGCTATTTCTGTTCCGTCCGGTATTGCGACCATAACGCCGTAATAACTAGACGATTCCGGAAACTCTTCACGTATGTGTTTCGCAAATTTTCCACTTCGAAAATCCGGCAAAATATCTTTGTAACATCCCATTGTGGTTACTATATAGTTTTTCTCGCCAAAAAAGTTCAGCCCGTTTCCACTGTAAACATCCTCTTTACAGCTTTTTATTTCGTAGCAAGTAAAATAGCCTTTCTCGATCCCAGATACAGAGCACTGATCCGCTGGAGAAAACTGCATATAATCAACCCGTTTCCCGTTTGCTGTCCACGGATCGATGCTTACCTCTCTTGCCCAGTGTTTTCCAACTGTAGCAAGGCGTGTATTTACAAGCAGCTCTCCCAGAAACTTTGTCGTTTCTGTTCTTCCCATTTGCCTCGCCTCTTATCGCCACCACAGTTCTACTAATTTCACTTCCGGAACCGGTACGTCTTTTTTTCGTAATTTGTCGCTAATCTCTTTTAATATTTTCGCCTGCTCCCATGCATGCGCATATCCGGACCGGTTATCATCCGCGTATCGCCACGCAGTATCTCTCGTTATCATTATCGTTTCCTTTTCGTTTATCAATATTTTGATTACGTTTGCCAGCGTTTTCCCCGTTCTTCTCCCTTCGACTGGCCACGCAGGAATCTCTGATAATACGTACTGTTTCTGTCTCTGATCAAGCTTAATATCCAGCGCCGCCTGTATCAGTTTCAACATAGCCAGCTTTCTTCTCCATTCGTCTACATCATCCAGTCTCAGCAGCATTTCCCGGACTATATCTCTCATTCTTTCTTCCGTTCCACCTTCTTCCGCGCAAAATCCCCTCTCTGTCTTCTGTTTCGTTGTCATATTTTCAAGCGCCAACGTCATGATTCCCTGCTCCCTCCATGACGTTCTCAGTTCCGCAGATATCTCAGGCTTATCTGCAATTGCTTCCTGAATTGCTTCCCAAATTCCCATATTTCACATTCCTTTCTTGTGCTTATGATTCCATTCTGTAAGATACCGCTCCTGCTCCTCATCCTCTTCCGGATCAGACGGCCGCTCCGATCTGTTCAGTAACCATGCGGCACCGCCGAGCATAGCCGCGCACAACATTAAAATTCCAATTATTGCTCCCATGTCTCCTATCCTTTCGCTAAAATTTCAAGTCTCACCCGGTCCCATTCTTCCAGCAGTGCCGGCGGATAACCTTCTTTACACTTTTCAGCATTTCTTTTCAGTCTGCAGATTCCGTTTTCTCTTGCGACTCTTCCAATCGTAGTCTCTGATACTCCTGTTCTGGCCACGATCGCTTTATACGTTTTGTCCTCCTGCAGCATTTCCAGAATCATCTCTTCCATTTCTTTCGGAATTTTCTTCATTTTCCTCTCCCATCCGGCAGCGTTCGCATCTTCGGCGCGAGCTTACCAATACTCCTTTTACTTTGCTTGCCTGCGGGCATCCAGGATCCACATATACTGCGTATGTTCCGATAGCCTGCACATGTTTACACTTTTCGTAATTTTCCATTGTCATCCCTCACAGATAATTTTTCCCGAAGATCTCCCGGAAACTTAATTCCGGGAAATTCTCTTCGAATGCTTTCTGCCCTTCCGCCTGCAGATATCGGTTCGCTTCTCCTGCTGGATCCTGATGCACTGCTCTGGCTGATGTCCTATGGCATTCCGGGCAGATATAGACTTTCAGACCATATTCCTCTGACAGATGCCGATTCGGTCCGCCGAAGATGTGGTGTTCCTCCAACACCTGTTTCCAGCTATAATCCCCCCCTCTGGCGCAGAGATAACAGATCCTGCTCTCCTTGTTCTGCAGCAGGCTTTCTCTGTGCTTCTTTCTCTTCTTTTTCGTCTGCGGTTTCGGAAATAACATTTTTCTCTCTCCTCTCTGTTACCGGAACGGAATTTCATCTTCAACGCCCTCTGGAATATTCATAAATCCATCGTCATCCGTCTCCGGTTCTGTCTTTCTCTTTGGCGGTCTGGCCGCGCTCGCTCCCTTGCTCTCTACGAACTCCTGCTCCTCTACAACCACGTCTGTCGTGTAGACTTTCTGCCCGTCCCGATTGGTGTAGCTTCCGGTCTGAATCCGTCCGGTGATGGCGATCTTGATTCCCTGCTGCAGATATTTCTCTGCAAATTCCGCCTGCCGTCCAAACGCTACGCATCCGATGAAGTCCGCAGTCGCTCCTCCCTCTTTCTGAAATCGGCGATTCACTGCCAACGTATAGCGCGCCACCGCACTCTGCTCCGGTCCTTGCGTCCACCGGACGTCCGGATCTCTTGTCAATCTTCCCATCAGTATCACTTTATTCATTTCTTTTCCCCTTTCTTTATTACCTTTGTATTTTTGATCCGGAACGCTCTTTGCGCTCCCGGCTCCGCATCTGTCTCAAGGATTCCATCGGCTACTAGCTCATTCATGTGTTTTTTCACCGTTTTTGCAGATATGCTCAGTTCGTCCGCTATCTCTTTGTAGCTCGGCGGATATACATGTTTCGAAATGTATCTGGCGATATATCGGTATATTTCTTCCTTGATCGCCGTACCCTCTCTTCTACAATACATTCACGTCCTCCATTCCATATCCCCGCTCATCGACCTTGCCTTTCAGCCATTCATAGAGACCCTCTCTGTTTCCCAGGATCTCTGCTGTCAGATTTTTATGCAGGTATTCCGCCACGCCCCACGCGGTCAGCGTATCCAGATACTCTTTTCGCTGCATCGTCTTTCCCAGTACATCAATGCTCTCCGTTCCCGGGTAATCCTCTGGAAGATTCATTTGCCCCGGCAGCTGCTCCTCTGTCTCGGTTTGTGCGGTTTCCGTTGCGTTTTGTGTGATTTCCATTGCGTTTTGCGTGCTTTCCGCTCCGTTTTCCGCAATTTCCGGCTCACTTTGCACTTTTTCTTCTGGTTTCCGCGGTTCTTCTGATTGCGGTGCCTCATTTTTCTTTTGCGCTGCATTTTGGGACGTCTCTTTTTCTGGCTTTTTCGGTGTCTCCAAAACCGGCTCCGCCTCTGTATTTATAGGGCTTTCCGGCTTTTTGATTTGCGCCGGCGCAATTGGTTTTGTCTCAACTTTTTCCTGCGGCTCTGTTTTGGGATGCTCTTCTTGTATTCTCTGTTTCCATTCCACGCTCTCGAAGATTTTTTTCGTGATTGCGAAGAACTCCGCCCAGCTCATTTTCTGCGGCTGCTGTCCGAACTGCTTGATCTGGATATCGTTCTCATACATCGCCATGTAGTACAGCCCCGCGCGGAACGTTTTGACTCCCGCCGGATTGACGATCTCAACCATTTTCTCCGCTTCGCCGTCCGCATAGGCCTCGCTCTGTTCCAGCTCCTTCGCGATCGCTGCATTGACTTCGAAGAACTTCCACACCAATTTTTCCAGCGAATCCGCGGCTTCCGGCACCGGCTCCTCCTTGTTGAAATGTTTTAATTCCCGAATATCCGCCTTTGGCATCTCCGGCCGAACCATTTCTAAGTCTGCATCCGGCAGGGAAAGCATCTCGGAGAGCTTGCTGCTCCCGATCTTGGCAAACTCCGGCCGCAGGCGGTCCGAATAGCCTGCCACACTGAATTTCCGGTTGATGTTTATGAATCTGGAAATTGTCGAAGCGCTCAGTCCATATTCCGCTTTGGCAAATTCCGTTATCGTCTCGTATCCATCTCGCTTGTACAGTTCCTGTTCCTCGATCGTCCGCAGTGTGTAGCCGATCCGCACAAAGCTCTCCTGGACTCCGATCAGATCCCGCTTCAGGTTTTCTTTCATTTCCAGCCAATCATCCAAGGTTAATTGTGTATACTCTTCCATTTTTTTCTCCTATGCTGTCATTGTCAGTGTTTCACCGGTTTCTTCCTGCAGGGTTCCGCTTTTCAGCTTTTTCAGCCAGGCATCCAGCCAGATCTGAATATTCTTTTCATCCGGCTTCGTGTCCTTTTCACCATACCACTGCACGATTTCTTTCTGTTCCGGGTTGATTTCTACTGTGATGTACGGTGTTTCCGGCTCTTTTCGAAATCTCAGCATCAGGATATAGCTTTTTCCTTCGTTGTGTTTGCTCAGATAACCGTCACCTCCCACACAATGGTGAAGAATTCTTCCTTCCATCACGATTTCCTCTGCCGATCGAGCCGGCCGGATAAGATACGCTGCATCCTCGTAACAATATTCTTTTCGCAGGCCCCTGTACCGTTTCTTGATGTTCGGATATTTTTCTTCCGTCTCTTTCAACCGTTTTTTGACCTCTTCCCGGGTAGTCTCCGCAACCATCTGTGCATGAGCTCCTCTCAGGTCCCGCGGCTGCTGGTATACAGAGTTATTCAGATCATAGCCCCGTTTTTCCCGCATTATCATATAATCAATATACATGATTGCCGTGTTGCGAATCCTTGTCGCCCCTTTTCCGTAATCCGTTCCGTATGCACATCCAGCATATTTTTCAATCCGGTTCAGCAATTTCTGAGTCGTCATGTAATTCAGAACAAATGCAATGTGCGCGATATCCAGACCCGTTTCCCGCAGATGATCCACCTGCTCCTCCGTCCAATGCTGCTCCAGGCTCTTTTCGATCTGCAGAACTCTCAGAAGACGCAGATTTCCTTTCTCTTCGATCAGTTTTTTCACCCGCTCTGCTCGAATCCCCAGGAAAGCATCCAGTCTTTTCGCGGATGCATCCACAACAATCCCAACGTGTCCATCATTGACTGCTTCCGCTGTCTCGCTCAATCCCATTTTGGCAAGCATCTCCATCTGCGGCGTTTTCTGGTACGTCTGCAGGTATCTGATCGGATTTACTTCTTTCACCTGCGCTGCATATTCCTTCAAACCGCTGTACCGGAATACCGTATTTTTCAGCTCTTCGTAGGTTTCCGGCATGATCGGTGCCGCTTTGATTTCGATATTAGCGAGTCCGTATAGATTGCAGTCGTCCCAATAATCCTCGTTTCGGTACCAGTTGTGCTTGTGGTAATCGATTTGCACCTTTTTTCCCGGCTCAAAGTAGGCTCTTGCCACCTCTACTCCAGAAAGTTCTTCTGCGGCATTGTACATCTCCGGTCCATCGTTCCCCTTAATGAAGCCCAGTGTCCACGCTTTCTCAATTTCCACATACCGCAGGACGACTCCATCTTCTTTGTATTTCTGCCCCAGGAACAGATGGATTTTTTCGCTGTATTCTCCCTTGATTTTTCCCTGGCACTTGTACATTCCAAACGCGCCGCACATCGGGCATTCTCCGTATTTTCCTTCTCGCGGCTCATCAATATGTTTTTGAAACTGGCTCTCGTAGGATATTCCATCTTTCCACCGCGCATCCGTCACGCCTCCGCACTTACTGCAGGCAATTTTCGCCCAGCTCCCGTGTTTTTTGTAATACAGATGGTGTTTATCGTGAAAATAAATTCTGTTTGCATATTCCAAGATTCTTTTCTCCGGAAGTTTCGCGGTGTGTGTCATTCTGTCTTTCAGCGCTTCCTGCCGACGCACGAACCTCCTATGTTCTCTGTCAATTCTTGCTACGGTCACAATATCATCCTCATGTCCGTATATGTATTCCCACCAGCGTGTCTCATAGTACACAGGGATTCTAACCTTGCAGAATTTCTTTATTCTTTCGAGATCTTCCGTGCTCTGGAGAATATTTTCATCTTCCTTCTCCACCCGTGAAGAATATTCTTCTGCCCATATCAGCTTCCCATATCCGCCGTTTTCCTCCACTTTCTGCCGTGTCCACTGCTCCGTTGCAGGAAAATAGTTCCAGAATTCTTTTTTCGCAAGGACGATCCGCACCACCGGCACCGTCTTGTGCTCTTTCTGGTTTTGGTACACCTCCACAAATAGATGCTTTTTGTTTCCAATGATCTTAACCGCAGTAACTCCAATGTATTTCACATCTTCTTTTCTGCTGATTTTCTTCAATCCGAGATACGGGATTTTCTCAATTTCTTTTTTTCTCATCTGCTCCGCCTACTTTCCCATATAATATTCCCGGATGATCCGCTTCGCAGTTCCCATCCCCGGAATCCCCAGCGTCACTCTTCCCGCTGTCACGCCGGCGGCTTTCAGAATCTCCTTTTCGATAGGAATCTGGTTCCCGAATGACCATTTCAGTAACGCGGCAATACAACCTTTCAGCGATTTTCCTTTTTTTCTGACACTGTACGCCATCAGCTCGTTTTCCATGCACTGGCTTTTCAGGTACTCCACCCAGTCCTTCATAATTTCTTTCGGCTGCATTTCCGCAGACTCGACCTCAATCTTTCCCAGTGCGGCCGTCATCGG